ACCAGTAAATGAAAAACGACGTAATGAGTAGAGAAGCAAAAGATGTTATTTATATACTGGCAATCCTTGGGAGCATTTTGTTGTTTCTCATGTTGGTAGGTTGTAAGTCGTTGCCCGGTAATCTTGAGATTGATACACCGTTTATTGACATAGAATACGAAGGAAAAACAAATGCCATTTAATATACCAACAGCACAATCGAGCGTAGACCCTAATCGCGGCTACGCACAGAGTCCATCTGGGCCGCAAGGTGCTTCGATGCAACCACCCGGTCTGGCCGAACTACTAAGTCAGTTGCTTGGTCAGCAGCAACTACGGACAATCCAGACTACTGACCCCGGCGCAGGCTACGCCATGAGTCCCTCTGGCCCAGCGGCACAGATGCCAATAAGACAACCGCAGCCACAATTTCGCCCAGTACAACCTGTCAGAGATTTGAAACCTTACACAGGTGCAGACCAGATAGGCCAGCAGATAGCGGGTTATGGTATGCCACCGCGTAATGTAGACTATGGCGTGGGTTCTGCCTCTGCTCCTTGGGCTGTCGGGCCTAAACGTGGGCCTAAGCCTATGAGTCCAACTTTTGAAGGGCCACAACCCTCTGCAGCAAATCGTATGGCCTACTTTAGTAGCCCTTCTGGCCCCGGCTGGAGACCACCGGGAGAATGAATTTTGATGACTTAAAGGTTGGCTTTGCGTCAGTTACAGGATTAGGTAACTGGATGTTGGAGATTGATATACTGTTGAAGGCTGGCATTAGTCTGGCCACTTTGATTTACATTGTGTTAAAGATACGGGAACAACTAAGGAAAGACTGATTATGCCAAGGGTAGGTGGAAAACATTTTGCGTATACCCCAGCGGGTATAAGGGCTGCGAATGCAGCAGCTAAACGCCAAGGCAAGAAAGCAGCTAAGTCTGCTAAACCAAAACGAGGAACAAAAAAGACAAGATATGCTTAAAGGTAAAAAAACATACATGACAGCAGCGGGCGGTGTCCTAGCTGCGGTGGGTGCGTACTTTAGCGGTGAGATGGAACTAGGGATGATGCTTAATCTCGTCATTACCTCGTTGCTGGCCGTTTTCCTACGCAAGGGCGTCAAATCAGACACAAGTGCTGAGTCTGGTGGCAGCGATTCTTAAAGCGTTTCCTGCGCTTGCAGATCTATTCGGCAATGCGGTTGACATGCTTCGAGAACAACAAGCACAGCAGAGGCTTTCTGTTAAAGATGCCTCTGTTGATGCTGCTATTGATGAGCGGTTGCGTAAGCACAAAAAAGGAAAACAGTCATCGGTTGATGATGCACCCACAGTTTGAGCTTGCGGTAATTAACGCTCCTGAGTTTACAAGGGAAGCACTCAAGACGATTAACAAGCTTGAGTATGAGATAGAGAGGCGAAAGTAATGGCTACGGTGGCAGTAACAGCAAGGACGAAGCCCTCGGTGAGCGCGGTGACAGCGCGGGTCAAGGGGGCTAAGGTTGCATTAACGGCACGCAGCAAGGGGTCTGTGACAGCAATAACAGCAAGATGAGTGTAGAGTACATATTGGATAGGGTAGGTAAGAAGCTGGGGATTAACCCCAACGACAACCATCAGCGTTCCATTATGCTGGGCTACCTGAACGAGGGGGCGCAGGAACTCTACGAAGAGTCTGATATGGTTGGTAGTCTTGTGGAGGACTCTTTCTACGTTCAAGGCAACAAGACAATAGCTCTGCCTAGTGATGTGAGTTCTATCCGAGCCGTGAGGGAGAAGGAAAGTAAGTACCCTTGGAGTCTGTCCAGCCTTACCGAACGCTACGCATACAACACCTTGGAACAGGATGACCGCACGTGGCGTATTAAGGGCTATGAACCTTTCAAGGTAACTCCCTCAAGTTTTGCCGGTATGAAGGCTACAGCAACACAGGCAATGACGGACATCTCGCTTACGGTTGTAGGTACGCGCTCGGATGCCAGTCGTTTTGTGGAAACCGTAGACATGGACGCTACAAGTAATACGTTCTCTACTACGTTTACGTCGATAGAGTCTATCATCAAGTCGGACGTTTGTACTTACGACATCAGTATCAAGCAGTCGGACGATACCGTGGTTGCGGTTATACCCAACAACGAGAAGGAGTCACAGTATTTGATCGTGGATGTTAGTGAGTTTCCGTGGGAATCTACCGCAGAGCAGAATGACGCGCACACGTTGGAGGTGGTCTACAAGAAGAAATTGCCTTACCTCAGCAAGGACAGCGACGAGTTCCCGGCGGATGGCTACGATAACATCATCGTGAACAAGGTGATGCAGCTTTATATGGAGGAGCAGGGCAAGATCGAGGAGGCCATGCTGTACGACAAGAAGGCCTCTCGGAGTATGGGTCGTCGTAACTCGGATTTGCAGCGTGGCCAACGGCAGAAAGTCAGGTTCGATAAGCATCCGCACGACAAGCTTACGACCTCTCTCCTCAGCAAATACTCGAAAACCTCACGTGTGTCGGGACTATACTAATGGCAGCTTTCATACAGCAATCTTTTGGCGGCGGTATGAATCTAGGCGTTGATGACACTAGACTCGGTACTAACGAGTACGGGCTGGCTTACAACATTAGGAATCGTCACGACGCTGTGGAGTGCGTCAAGAAGGCGAAGGCGTTCGACACAACCAATGCACTTGGGGGCTATAGTGCGACAGACCCCAGAGTGCAGGGAATCATCTTTGTAGACCCGTATTTCTTTGTCTTTGTGGATGGCATCTGTCTCAAGAAATCCAAGGACAGCGATACGTTTACTACGGTCTGGACTACCTCCAGCAGTCACACGAAACCAGCAGCGTACTCTAATGGTGTTACGACAGGGACGGGTACGATAAGGCTCTCTGAAGCTGCCGAGTTTGTATTCACCGCAGTCGTTCCACCTTCGTATGATAATTTTGCAGGTAGAGCTGTCTCGGCAGACAACGCCAGCGCGGGTGGGCAAACAGACTACACCAAACGTATACCCCCAACAGTTGCAGGGATAATCGTGCAGGATGGTGTCAACAGGCCCAATCTTATAGAGATAGCAGCAGACACCACGGTTACAGCCCGACAGTTGATGGGCTACGATCAATGGAGGCCGAACTTTGTCAGGATAAACCATAGTGCTGGTTATGATCCGGGTGCAACTACGTATACTGTGGACGCCACTCCGGTACAGATTAACTCAGGCGCGGTAATCAAGTTTACAGGCGGGGGTGTCCTTACTGTGAACGATACCAACTCTGCAGGGGATACTGCCCTAGGCGGGGTTCTGTCTGTTGCACGCGTTGAGAATGACGAACTGGGTATTGTGGGTTTCCGTGAGTATGTGCCTATAGGCAAGCAGATGGCTTTTCACGGCGGCAAGTTGTATGTGGCATCTGCTGATGGGACGAAACTCTACCATAGTGTTAGCGGTCGGCCTTTGGATTTCATGGTTCCCGTAAACGAGGACGGGGGTAAGATACACGACGCCGAGGCTATAGGCGGTGTCGAGGCCGTAGCCTACACAATCAGCAACGATCCTATAACCTGCCTCAAGAGCTTGAACACAGAGGAACTCTTCGTCGGCGCGTTTAACTCAAGCTACTCTGTCAAGCCCGATACGGTGAATACGATTTTCGGTGAGCCAACCTTCACCAAGAAGTTTTTGTTTAGCACAGGGCCGGTGAATCAGAACTCGGTTGTAGATTTGTTGGGTGACACAGCTTTCATTGACAGGCACGGGATACGATCTTTCAACGCTGTACAACAGGCGGAAACTCTCGCAAGGGATATTATCTTTTCGCAGCCGATTTCTGATGTGTTTAAGGACGTAGCGCAGGATGGCTCTTTCCAATGTGCCACGGTACACGATGGTTATGCGCTCTTCCATGTGTTAACGAATTTACCCGAACAGTATCTTACCGTGGTTTACGATATGGCCACCAAGAAGTTTGTTAGTCTTGATCGTCAGGAGTCTAGTAAGACGGGGGCTACGTGGCAGGATGGGGCAGAAGCTACGATAGATGTCTTTGATGCGAATACATTCTGCACGCCTATACGGGCTATGGCTACGGGTGTTACAACGGCGGGCAGCAAGGATTTGTTTGCAGTTACGGACGATCCAAGCAGCAAATCTCTGTGGGTTAAACACCTTTACGGTAGCACAGAGTTTGCTATGGGTCGCATGGATACCAAGGCGTACAGTACGCAGGAACCCATGGTAGAGTTGAAGCCTATCTCAATGAACATGATGTTCAACAAACCGTTCGAGGCTTACCACACTTTTAAGATCAATAATGGTGATGGCTACACGCCGGGGGTTTACCCATCAACGGCTACTACAGAGTTGCATAGCGGGTCAGGTACGAGCTTATACATCACCGTGGATGAGTTCCAAGAAGCTGACACGGCGGTTACAACGGATAATTTGCCGATACATAATACCACGTTGTTCTTCGATAGCGGGGCTACTCTGGTCTATAAGGAGTTTGCCGCTGACGGTTCGGTGGGACGCTCTCTGTCGAATAGCGCAACCAAGGTGGCTGGTATCCTGTCCAATGCGGCTGTGTCCGACAATGACGAGGGGCGCAACGCTGGTTATGTGGCTGTTTCACAGTTCGTGGATGACGTACGGACGGAGGCTACACACGGCGGTTTGCAGACTAGAGGGTTGCCTTTGATCCAGTCTGGGTTAAGATACCCGGTAGTGTTTCCAGCAGAATTTGATGTAAACACTCATGCGAATCTGGCGTTTAATTGGCAATCTTCCTGCCAAGGTTGGAAGGTAAAGTATAGAATTTATTTACAGGGGTCGTCCAAGCTTTCCCAGATAAGGTTGGAAGCAAAAGATGTGACGCTAAAGTCGTCACTCATTAACCAAGCATACTCAGCATAATATGTCCATAGCAGTAACAAGTTCAGTAACGAAGTCGGATAAGGTGACGTTGTTCACTAGCAAGGATGACTTTGACACGTGGTTGGCAGGGGTCGCCGTACCGGATGCAACGACCTCGGCAAAGGGCGTCGTAACAATGGGCGCAGCGGTGTCTGATGTGTCCAGCAGCACAACGGGTAATAACACAACGACAATCAACGCGTTGCTTGCCAGCTTACGGGCTGCTGGCGTGATAACAACATAAGGAGATCGAGATATGGGAGATGGATTTTTAGGTACAGACTTCGGTTGGGACGACGCAGCAAACTTAGCTATCGACTATTGGGCAGGTAAGAAAGGTGAGCGCACAGGCCGGGACGTAGGCGAAGAGTACGGCAAAGCATATGCAGAATCTTACCCTAGGGTAATGCAGGCGCACCGCGACGAAGCGGAAGCTATGATGCAGAAAGACCTCAATCTGCAGCGACAGTTCACGCCTAAGCAACAACGGCTGGCTTGGGAAACTGCACAAGGTAGCGAGGGTATCAAAGACTATAAGCCGGGATTTGTACCCGGTGCGATTGATTACGTAGGTCTTGAGGGCGAGGCAGACCATTGGAAGCGTAGGTTGGCTGCCGCTACGGATAAGACCATCATGGATCTTCAAGGGCCGTATATGGCCGAGAACGTGATGAATCAGTTGGCTGTAACTGATAAGCCGTGGATGGATACTAGAGACGCTGGGGCAGCGAAACTGCAAGAACTTTTGGGTAGTATAAACATGAGCGGTCTTTCTGGTGGTGAACGTGCAGAGATTGAACGTATGAACGCACGGCGTAATATGCAGAGGGGTTCAGCAGGTGGCGGTGGGAACTTAACTGCGATAGAGAACGCCATGCAGTTTGGTTCTGCAATGGATCGTAAGAGAGCCGCATTGGGCAATGCGCTACAAACAGCTACGAATTTTATGGCAGGTTCTCGCTCAGGCTTTGACCCCGTACAGGCTACTTTAGGTAGAGGCAGCGGCACTAACCAAATAGCTGCAGGGTTCCAAGGTGTACAGCCGGTGCAGAACTATTCCAATCAAATGCCGGGATTGCCTACTAACATGCTGCAAGGCGTAAACTCCGGTGGTAACATTTTTGACACGTTAGCTAGAGGTGGCAAGTCCAGAACCAGTTGGCTTGACCCCGGCGGAAATTAACTATTATGGCAAGTCTAGGTGATATACTAAGAGGTGCGCTCGGCGGCGAGTATAGCATGGGCAGAGACCTTGACGACGAGGAGCGTAGAAGGATCGAGGAGTTACGCGCTCAAGGGATACATGTCCCGCAGGAGCGTCAGTCGTCTCCGTTTCGCTATGGTGCAGGTACGGTACGCAAGAAAAACTTAGCGGATATACGTGCAGCGATGCAGCCTGACCAACAGCGCAGGATGAACGAGCTGATGTTTCAGCGTGGCAGAGGTGCAAGAGATGCGCTCGCTATGGAGCAACAGCAGCGTAGGCAGCAGGCTGATGACGCGATACGACAGCGTGCAATAGCAGACCAAGGTCGTATGCGTGAGTTGGGGGGTAAGCCGACGATGTCACCACAACAACGGTTTGCTGCAGATCAAGCTAAGGGAACAGGCCCGTCTATGATGTACAGGTCTGCAGAAGATTACGCAGCAGATGCTCCTCCTCAGATAACCCCGCAGGAACAGGACGAATTGGCTGTGTTACAGAGAGAAAACCTACCGTCGCGTATACAGGAACAAACTCTCAGCACAGCGCAGCAGGCTGGCAGAACACAAGAGTTAGCTCACCAAGTTGGTTTGATAAACCTAGAAGATAAACGGGCAGCAAGTCAGTTATCCGCTCAGGTAAGGGAAGCATTGCCCGCAGATTACGCACGGCTCTTGGCAAACAAACAGGTTGTAGGCACAGAGCTTGCAGTCTTGCTTGACGCGCAGAGGTTGAAGACACAGCAAAAGTTTGGTGACCAACTCGCAGCTAAGTCGGCTAATAAGCAGCTAGATGCGTTGGATTTAGAATTAAAGAGTATACAGGATACAATGGCTTGGCTTACCCAGACGCAGCAAGGTCAGGTCTACAGTATGCAAGGTGGCAAGCTTGGTACTGACTATCTGAACGTACTTAAACAGCTTGAGCTTGCACTTAGTAATGCGCGAGACAGGGAAAATAGAAGTCGTATAGCTGACCGAGGTTTAACAGGAAATCCGTCAGGTTCGACACTAGGAGATGCTTTAGGTGGTAATCTTTCTGTACCGTTTAGCCTTAATCCTGGTCGTACATCTGGAACTATAGACTAAGATGCCCAACCTACACCTAGTCAGACGCCGTGCTAATACACCTCGTAAGGGTGTGTACGATAAGCATATGCGGGATCAAGACTTAGATCCCGAACAGTACGAGGTGTTGGATGATGACGAGCTTGAGACTTACTTAGCCGACGACTACAGCAAGCTTTCTTCTTTTGGTTACGGTGCAACTGAACACGCTGGAGCAGGTGCGGGTGCAGCCGGTGCAATGTTGGGCACGGGACTAGCTATGGCTGGTACAGGGATAGGTATTTTACCTGGTCTGGGTCTAATGGCTGCTGCCGGTATAGCCGGTGCGTTTACTGGTAGTGCAGTCCAAGGTGTTGCCGAGGATGTAGTCTACGACGACGAGCAGCAGGCAGAGTTAGCGAGGAATCGTCGTAACGCAGCTCTTGCAAATCCTGTGTCGAATTTTGTGGGTACACAAGCACCCATGCTGGCTTCTTTTAAGCCGTCACTTACGCAGCTAGGCAAACTTGGTAGTGGGATAAAGTCTTTTGCTGGCGGTAAAGGCCTGCTTGCAGACCCAAGTGTGAGGCAAGCTTATACACAGGCTGCTATGGGTGCTGGACTAGACACCGGCATAGAGGGCGGCTTTCAGTTACACAAAGGTGAACTCGATCTTGGTAGGTTGGGCGCAGCCGCTACCATAGGCACACTCCTACAGAAGCCTACGTTTAAGCCCAAGAGTGCTGACGCTCTTATTAAGCGTGGGCGTGATATAGCTGAGAGCAGAACCAAGGGTTCATGGGTTAAGCCTGACAATCCAAATGCGGTATTTAACATATGGGCTGACCCTCTGGCTCACGGTGACACTTTACGTGCTGCTCAAAAACCTGAGTACACGAACACCTCCAACGAGGGTAAGTTCTTTGTCGGTGACACAGGGACTAGGGTTGGTGCTGTAGAGAACGCATCCTCACCTACGCCCTCGAACCTAGCCCATGCTATTGAGATTGAGGTAACACGTGGAGCTGGTATTCTAGACCCGATAAGCGTCGGCCCGGCTGCGCGAGAGCTTGGTACTGGAGCAGGTAAAGGTGGTACGCGAGGCACGGGTATAGGTTACGTACCGCTTACTGTAGAGGAGGTTGCCGCAGCACAGGGAGTCACAACAAAGGTTGTTCGGGAGGCTTATGGCGCACGTGATGCTGTCGTAGCTCAGGCTACTAAAGACAAAGCCGCTGCAACCAAGGCTTTAGACAAGGCCCAGAAGAACTTAGAGGCCGTCGAGAACGGGCCAAAGGTTTATTCGCGCAAGCAGCGTAAAGATATTGTACCTGTACGAAAGCTAAAGACCGCTCAGGCTGCGGTTAACAAAGCACAGAAAGCCTTAGACAAAGCAAACAAGCAGCTTGCGAACAACGACATGGGTGACTCTGAGAAGGGTGCAATTACACGGCTCTTCTCTGGCGCACCTAAGTCAACAGAGACCGTGCTTGATCCTGTGACGGGTAGGCCACGTAAGGTTAAGGTCGTTGAGATTCCACCAGAGGCCAGCGCACGTTACTTGGATCGTAACGGTGAGCCGTTGCACGACAGGCTGGATGTGTGGGAGCCTGCAGGCCTAAGAGCAAGGGGCGAGGGAGTTAAAGATCCTGTAACAGGTGAGCTTGTTCCTGACCAAGTGTTCTTTGATCCGCTGACGAATAGGTTTCACAGGCGGATTACTAACAAAGACGGGCTAACACGTACCCCTATGGTGGGTACAGTTGAGGCAAGTAAACTACGTCAGAAATTTCAAGACCATATGGTCGGTGTGCGTAAGCGTGCGGCTGATGTTCGGCGTGAGATCGAGCAACAACGTAGGCTGGCCACCGGCGAGGAAAAAGCCTTACCTCCGCTGAACGAGAAAATCTTGGAGATGTTGCAGATTCTCGCCCGGAATCACGGCTTCAACTTAACGAAAGAACTCACAAGGATATACTCACGTGGTAAGTATATGGCAGGTGTCGCGTACTATGACGCACGTAACGTCAGGGTTGACCCTCGGCGCATGACGGATGACACCCTAGCACACGAGGGGTTCCATAACTGGTTGGATGATCTCCAGTATTCTACGAATGCCAAGGACAGGAAGCTAAGGGAGGATTTCCTGAAGCTTTTTGAGGACACGCCAGAGGGTACTAGCTGGAAGAAAACGTCTATAGAGCATGAGGGGCCACGCAACTTTGGGCAGCCCGGTTACAGGTCTAATCTGCTTAGGAGAGGTTCCAAGACCCCTGCTGTAAGCGGGGAAGAACAGGCAGTTGAGTCTCTCGGCCTAGCTATGGTCGAGCGTCTATCCAAACGATCAACCGACGAACTCAAGCGTAACACCGCCAAGTTCAAGGTTCTGTTACGCAACGCTAGGCTGCGGTGGAAAGATAAGTTCGGGAGAAGTCTTACGGCTGACGAACTCAAGGAGTATATGCTCATCAAGTACGAACACGATGCACCGTTTCTGTACAACGATGACCTTGTTAATGGTTTTGTAACTCATAGGCTGGGGAAGAAACCGACAGAAGCCAAGGCCTTGTCTAAGTGGCACGCCGATAAGCAGCAGTTGATGAACGATGTACAGGCGGGTAATCCTGTACGGTTGGGTGCTGTGTCGCCTATATCGAGAGCAGGGGATGATCCTTGGAAAGAGCTGAAGTTTCAGGAGGAGAAGCTACGACATAATTCAAAGGGTGAGGTGGAGGCTACAGCACAGGAGAAGAAGGAAGGCTTCAGCGAGATCAGAAAGTCGTTGGGTATGGAAGAGAGCGGTACGCCACCTGAAGGGCCGGGGCTTGGGCGTACACTCAACAAAATCGAGCAGGACACGGGGCAGAAATTCCAAGAAGCTCAGGGTGAGCGTCCAACAACAGAAAACACAATAGACGTTAAGGTCTACGATAAAACAGGTGAAAATCCTAGCTACTCTAAGGAAGACCATAACCTAGAGTTTACCCCTAGAGGAACTTCTATACTTTATCATGTAACTACGCCAGAGGGTTTTGAGGGAATACAGCGGAAAGGTTTTGATGCCGGTGAGTCTGCTGACATAAGAGACGGTGATGTTGGCGGCACAAAACACGCTCGCATATTTACCTCAGTAACAAAGTATCAATCTGATGCAATCATTCGTGACATACAACGAATGAACAGCTTCAAGACTGTTGAAGATGTTTATGCGTATCTCAGGTCACGTATTATTCCAATCGAAGCTGAGAACCTTGAGAAGAAAATCGCTAATTTGAGTACGGAGGTTCCTAGTATTGCAGCCGAGGGTAATCCGCAACGTACTTACCTATGGCTTGCTGGGAGGTTCCACGAAGACCTTAGATCTGTTGTACACGGGCAACCTCCTCCAAGAGGGGTAAAAGACTTAGACTACGAAGCTGTAACAGAAAGCAGAGAACCTTTACCGGCTGAGTATCCTTACGCAGACTTAAGAAAAAAGTTCATAGGGAAAAATCCCGTGCAGATTAAGTTTGACGCGGGTATGGACGTCAGCAGTTCTGGTGATTCAACACAGCGTGTATTTGACGGTGGTGATAGGCTTTGGGGAAAATCTGTACCTCCCTACGCTATTGAGGCAGGGCAACCTTTTACAGGTAGTGATTTAAGAAGGCACGCAGGAGGTTTTCGTGATTTTTCAGCAACTAAATACCAAGAAGCAGTCGGCGAGCGTCCCGCCGGTGACGCTGACTTGATGTTTGCCTCCAGCAGAGACCGCGCACGCCATGCAGCAGAGACGTACGACAGGGTAAAAACACCAGAGGATCAGTTCGATCCTGAGCGTACAATATTATCCGGTGGTGTGAAAGACCGCGCATGGTACAGCCCGTTGAAGGCGCTCAAGGTGATACAATTCACACAGGCTGAGACAGACCAACTGTTGATAAGGCCATTCACAGGTTTGCAGAATGCGGACATAGCTAACTCTACAAAGAAGATGGCCCTGTATGCCAGAGATGCCCAGAACAGGCTTGAGTTAGCAGAGAAGCGTTATACTACGCGGTTTATCGAACCTTTGATTATGCGTATGAAAGACATTAACGTGTCTGATGCGGATAAAGCTTTGTTGGGTAGGTTTAGATACCTGCGTACTTTGGTTAAGCGTAACTACAAAGACTTGGATAGCGATTTCGTGCGTGACTACAACACCGAGTATCTAAAGCTGAAGTCAACTGTCGAGTCGTCGCGTAAGCTGGCCGATGCGAACAAGGAGCTTGATACATTGTATGCCCAGACGAGGGCTGAACATATAGCTAACGGCCCCAAGGTAAAAGATGGCGACCTATGGAGAGACCCCAAGGATGTACCGGAGGGCTACTACGAACCCGGTATGCTTAGCCGTTCGGCTACAAACATACTCAAGAACAAGGCCCATACAACAGAGGGCAAAGCCTTACAGGATAAGATTGTTAGCTTTTGGATGAAGCAACAAGTGGCAAGGCCGGGGCTAGAGGCTGAGCTTCGTGACAATCTTGCAGAGTACATCGCCGTCATCAGCAACAAGGAAAACTTTGTTAAGACAACGGGCGAGAGTGTAGACCTTACAACGTCGTCTAGGTTTAACGCGTTGCGTAAGGTACAGGGTTTGCTTATGCCGCCCGAACTTGTAGACCCCGATCCTTTTATGCGGGCTGGTCGTTACGTGGGTAGGTTCTCCAAGGACATGTCTTGGTTTACGCAGATAGAAGACGATCATGTTATGCGTGCAATCCGTGATCTAAAGGATCAAGAGGGCAACTACACGCACAGGCTTAGTAAGGGAGAGACCGAAACCAAGACGCCTACATTGAAGGAAATCTTTGGTGACGATGTAGACACAGGTTATGGTAGCCGCGCAGAGAAAACCTTCCGCAACCTAGACGAAACCCATGCAGGTTTTCATACAGACTTTGATGTAAGAATACTAAGGGCCAACAGAATGATTACCTCTTGGTGGTTAGGCCTCCTATCTGGTGTTCGGGATATGGTTAACTCATTCAAGAATGCTAACATGTATATGCAGACAGAGGACTGGCCGTTAGTTTTGAAGTCGCTCAAAAACCTGAGTGCCGCATGGAAAGAGAGTCATCTTGCCGGTGCAAACCGTGATAAAATTTCCTCTATAGAATACGCATACGATAGCTCGGACAGGTTGGCGGATAGCATGGCTACGGTGGCAGACTTTTCGCAGAAAGCTTCGGGTCGGGAACTGTTCGAGAAAGGTACACGTGCGATACAGTTTAATCTTGGCAAGCTGCTGATGCGTAGCTATGTTAATAGTGTGAGTGACAGTCCGCACATTAAGCGTGTGCTGTCCACGATGGGTAGGATGGCAGATGTTGACACAAGCAAGCTGCGGAAAAACCCTGAGTCTCTTACGGAGGGTGACCTTCAGAAGCTTGCGACTGCTTGGGTTGAGGTCAACCAAGGTACATACGGTGTTCGGGGCGTACCTTCTGCAATGATTCGTGGCAAGTCTAGCTACTTCCTGTCCCTCTCTCGGTGGTCGGTTGAGAAGTTCAATCGTTACCTGAAGGATGTCATCTTGCCAATGAAGACAGAGGGGGACTATAAACCTTTTCTCAAGGCCACGCTTGGTTCGTTTGTAGAGGCCACGGTACTTAACGAACTGGCCAACATGATTAACGCCAAGGAAAGCTACGAGCCGTCAACAGCAGAACTGCTTGAGTCAGACGCAGGCTACGAAGAGTACATCTACCACGCCATGCACATGGCTAATCTTAGCGGTTACTTTGGGGTACTCTCTGGGTTGGGTAATGATCTCACGCGGGGGCTTCGCACAAAGAAAGCGGGTATAGAGGATGTGTCCGCAGTTACGTTCCCGGCAATGGAAGCTTTGTTTATGGAGAAGGGTGTCGCGCAAACTTTTTTCTCTTACCTTACGTCTGGCGAGAAAAGTAACCCCAAGGTTATTATGCGGGTGGTCGAGGATATTATGACAGGCCTCAATCAGTCATTGCGTATATCCCGTAATCAGTTGATAGCCAGCTCGGCTACGGCGAAGAGCGTCGATAGTGCGTTGGGTACGACTTACTTTAAGGGCCGAGCGGAAGAGTTCGCACATAAGAAGATGGAGCGGAATCTCAAAGTATACAACCGTCTCTACCGTGGAGAGCATACGGCTGGTTGGTGGGGGAATCTTGACCGTTATGAGAAGTTACCGGCGGCTGACTTTAGATACTCCACCACACGCGACGACATGAACGAAAACGTGAGGCCATTCTTGGAGAGTGCTTGGAAGCGTTCGTTGGTGAGGGGTAAGCTAGACCCCAAGAAGTTCAAGGGTCTTCTGCAGCAGGGCTACCGCAAGCCACAGAGAATTTCACCTGTTGCGAATGACGAATACTCTAAAAGGGAGGCGCGTAAGTTTGCTGACTTTATAGGTAGGGTTAAAGGCAAAGATGCTATACGAGATATTATAGGGCAGGAGAAGCGCGACACAGGCTTGGCGGCAGCACGCAAGGAACTTATACAACAAAGCTTGCCGGGGTTCTTGGCAGAGAAGGGCTATCAACCACCAAGATAAAATCTTTGCCCAAGCAAGCCCAAGGCAAAAAGTTCGGTAGCGTTGGCCAGCGAGGGGAATTCCTAGTAGCTGAAAAACTGTTATCTTACGGGTGGATTGTAGCGCAGCCTTTAAGTAGTGCGTCTGTTTTCGATCTGCTGGTCGGTAAGGGTGGTAAGATTTGGCAACGGGTACAGGTTAAGTCTACGCTTGAGCAGCATTCGTACAAATACAACCGGCCACACTATCAGTTTATCCTGTCTCACGGTGCTTCAGTAAAGAAGCGTTACACCGCAACACAAATTGACTTCTTTATATGCTGCGCTTTGGACGTTGGTAAGTTTTGGATTCTACCCTTCAAGGAGGCTACCGCTACCACACTCAAAATCTACAACGGGGAAGATAGCAAGTTCCACCGATACGAAGACGCGTGGGAACTGCTAGGATGCCCTAGGCAGATAGACCAGCTTTCCTCCCTTGCGTGAGCCGGTAATCTGATCGGTCTGCATTAAGAATTCCAAGGCTGCCTCTAGCTCATCCTTCTTCAGATCGCTATGCCAATCTAACCACAGACGTTTGTGAGTTACACCTTCTGGTTTGCTGTTTACATATTCGCCAAGCTTCTTGGTAAATTCGTGGATTACATTCCTGCCTGTTAGGTCGTAGCTCAGGTGCATGAAGACCTCTGTCTCGGCGAGGAACTTCTCTGCGTGTTTGAAGGACTCTAGGCTAATTTCTGTAGACTCTGCGGAGCTACCCATCTGCACAGTCAGAGCGAGTTTCTGTAGATGGATGTTCTTCCGTGCGTAGTACAAGTCCAACTTAGGGCTGGAGTTTATCCTGCTGTTTATGTACATACCCTTTTCGTAGCGTTCCTTGTGGTAGGCGGCACACTCTGCCGACATGGGTACAGGCCCACACAGGTTGGCAAGTTTCTTTACGTGCTGAACCACCGCCGCCCTTGCTTTAACATGCTTGTCCTCGAAGCCGGTGAACTGCCGAAAGAACCTAGGCTGCTCTTGGTAGATCACAACAAACCGCGAGGTAAAACCTTGCGAGATAAGATTCTCGTTGAAGCACTCGCGGATAAACGATGGCGTAGTGCCAGCTATCAGCGACACGCACACGTTTTGTACATTGTCTTTGCCCTGCTTCTTGGTGTAGTAGCGGTAGTTGCGTGCGTCGTAGAGTTGGTTAAGCATGTTGACGGTGTCCTCGGTGCGTTTCTTTAGGAAGACGCCGAGTTCCTCTACCAGCATCATACAGGACGCATGGATGTATTCCTTGCCGTCATCTAAGGTAAAGACCTTCGTGCAGTCACCAGCTAGGAACTCACTAAGGCACTCTGCCGTGATGCTGTCTGCACTATACTCGAATAAGGGTGTGGTCTTTTTCTTGTCCTTTGACATTACCTGCAGTTCGGTATCCTGTATGATATCGGAGATCATAGAGATTAGACGGCTCTTGCCACAGGCGGGAGGGCCAACCAACAGCATGAACAGGTTAGGGTAGATTGCATTGATACCCTGTGATGTCCATACCCTACGCTGGAGGCAACTACTTATGAGAAAGTAAAATCCCCAGTCTATGAAAAGGTCTGGGGATTCGAGGTCTTCTAGGTACAGCCTCCAACTGTCACGTACCGTCACGCTACACCTCCCCATGTGTCGCCGATACAAGCCTCGCTCTTCATGGCGAAACGCTCACCACGTGGCGAAACTAGATCACAGTTCATTATAGCCATAGTTTCCTTGGCAACGTAGTCCACGTGTTCTGGTGGACATTGCAGTAGGACGCTATCGTGGTTGTTCTGTACGATATCTACGTCCATTGAGGACAGGGGGTCTTTTTGATTTTCTATTTTCTGTTGCATTTTAGTAAACGTGATGTTGGTTATTGTCCCAACGGTTGATTGCGGTACGAAAGCGTAGGCTTCCTTGTGCATGGATTCGTCTATGATAGAGGTAAAGACACGGGGGTAGCCGAAGAGATTGCGTAGCACACCGTCTCGGCGTAGAGTATCGACAGTCTCCCTGTGCCAGCCTCGTATCTCTGGGAACAGGTCGTGGTAAGTGTTGAGGAATACCTTGGCCTCGGCCTGAGATATGGAGACCTTGCCCTCAGACTTCTGTAGGAGATTCAGCCTAAACGTAGGGGGCTTCATGCCGTAGTTGCTGGCATGACAAACCATCTTGGCAATGAAGTAGTAGCGTTTCTCTGCGCTCCAGTTGTCGCTGGACTTTATTAACTTGTCGAGTTCGCCCCAGCCTCGCAGCGTAGCAACCTCGGCAATCGGTGCAGTACAGTAGTTATCGACCGAGCGGCCCAGTTCTGCAGACCACACTTCGGCAAACAAACGAAGGGCAACATACACATGACTTTTAATCCCATGTAGAAAGAGACTGCGAAAGTTACCCTTAGCACACAGGTAAGAAACGACAAGTGCCTCTGCACCTGACTGATCCACTTGGACAAAGACTTTGTTTTCATCTGGTAGGAATATCTTGCGTAAATCCTTGGGGAAGTTTTGCACGTTTGTACCCCAGCGGCCAAGCAATCTTTTAGAGGCTAGCCTAAACGTGGTAGTCCCGGCCAAGTTGTACCCCGTGGTAATCCTTTCCTTGGTTGTTCCACGTGGAACATACGGTGGGAACTTTAGCTGCCCCGACTGCTTGGCTACGCCACGGTACTTTAGGATGATGGTGAGTACAGGATTCGGGTGCTTCAGACGTAGCTGCAGCAGAGTCTTCTCATTGGTCATATCCTTGACCGGCTTCTTATACCCCATACCATCATATAGATAAGCCGAGACCTGCTTGGGGCTGTTAGGATTCAACGTATACCCCACAAGCAGCTTCAACATACGAGAGAGCTGGGCGCAGTAGCGCGTGTTGTAAACCACACGGTCGTCTAAGTCCTGCTTGTTGTAGTTGATACCCTGCAGCATGGCCGTTAGATACGGTGCGATGCTGTCGTTTACCTGTTGGATACTGTCCTCTGCGTAGAGTTGCTTCGCGTGGATGGTTAGCTTTGGTTTGAGTAGGGCTAGGCTTATAACATCCTTGGCGTTGTAGTGGTAGAGGGAGAGGATTTGCTGCTGGTTGCGCGGTTCAAAGACACCGTCGTTCTTGTGGTACTCGCGGTCAGCGTAGAGGGAGATGCAATGGCCTAGGGATTTCTCGACTTCGGGGCATAGGCGATGGTGTGCGAGCATCGTATCGTAGACTTTGCGCGGGGCAGGGATACCATACTTGTAGGCCATGACGAAGAGGTCGAACAAGGCATTGTGGATTACCACCGTATTGTCGCGGAATGCCACCGCCAAGGCTCTTAAAATTCTTGCTGTACCCAGACCACCATAGTAGTACGCACGGCGCGGGATTTCGTACATCGGAACACAGATAGCTTCCGCCTCTGACCAACCGTACCCAAAGCACGTAAGCGTCAAGTCACTAGCGGTCTCTACGTCAAAGAATAAATCCTTGCCCTTCGTTTCTGTAAGGTCTTTAACTACTGCTTCAATATCTGGATAGATTACCTCACCCAACTCTTCTATCTTTGGCTTTACCAGAAGATACCGACACGCTTTCTTGATATCTTTCCGTAACCAAAACCGCCAGTTCTGTCGCTTGGTCTTACCGTGCGTAGCCTTATCATCGTCGCTGCCGCCGGTGTACTCTGTGTTAGGGTTGAAGTAGTTCTTGCGATCGAAGGCATCCTGCGGCATATACGACGCGAGATGTATAACGTCACCCTCCATCCAAGGGTTGCCTCTCTGCTCATCGAGACCTACGCCCGGTTTGTACTGATGCAAAGACTTACGCCCAAGCAACAACACAACCCTAGTGTTCGGTAGGTAGCCTGCGTTTAACGTAGACAACGTACGCAGGTCACAAGATTCACGGCTAACCCCAAGTGTAGAATCGAAAAACGCCCCCGCGTAGCCGCTCATAAGAACGTGGCGGTCAAACCGCGAGGGCGTGTCGATTACGACAGTTAGGCCTGAGTATTTCTCAGCAGGCTTATGACGCATCGGTTGGCAACTCTAGCTCCATGAGCTTTGCTGTAGCGATCTCTTCAGACTCCTTGTTGAAGTCTTTATTAGACTTGAAGTTCTCGTCTGCGTAGGACGCAATCAAAGAACCGGCATCTTGAAAGCCAGCCTTGTATCCAACGACGAGAACCTTTGCCATGAGTTCCTTTAACCTGTGCGCCAAGGCTTCACAGTCTTGAGGCTTCTTAGGGGCCAAGCTTTCCAACTCTTGCTTTACGTGTTCAATTACTGTCAACGTGGCCTCCTTAGTCCTAGTGATAAAAGACGGGGTACGTACTGGTTTAGACGTAGCTTCCTGTCTCGTGCTTCTACCTTTAGCCTCTTATGTAGGCCTTCCGGTATTAGTATCGCGCAGTATCTTTTTACGCGCCCATCAGATTTAGGTTTTGTTATGTTCATTTTATTTTCTGTAAGTGAGGCTTGCGTTTGTTTCAGAAGGGGGTGAAAGAGTTACACCTACCTGACGTAGAATCTCTCCACGTACCATACCGCAAGCCTCGTATGAGACTAGAACCCCGACAGATCGTGGTCTTCAGCAGCTTCTAACCTGCGTTCCACGTTGTAGCGATAGTTCGCCAACGGCTGCCCAGTTATGGGGTCGATCATAGGATCACCTGTGATCTCGTCCATCCTAGACTCGGTCTTCGTGTAGAGTACAGCCTTAAAAGCTTTACCCTTTAGACCTGCCGCTATGTCATCGTACTCTTCCAGCTCAAAATCTTCTGGCAGATCAAAGATTTTGTGATACTCCTTCAGACTCCGTGATGGAATCAGAGGGTAGTCCCTAACTTGAACGCCACCGACTTCAACGAAACCCCTAGGCCCGTTAACTTCTGTGGGTTCCACAACCTCAGCTACAACAGCAACCATGTCGTTGCCCTTGCTGCTAACCTTGCGCTCGGCTTCGACAATGCGAAGCGTGTATGTACCGTTCGGGAGGTAAGGCCTACCCGAACTTTCCGTAATGTCCTTTAGACTTATTCTAGCCATTAGTTATTAGTATGTAGTATGTGTTTATGTTTATCGTAGTGTATCGTACACGTATCCCCTACACTCATAGGGAAAGTAATCTTGAGGTGTCTGCCGCGCCACACAGATGTACGCTAAGTTGTCTTACCAACCCTGTCCCCGCAGCGGAGTCAGTCCCCGCTTTGAAGGGCGACGGAGGCCCAAGTCGGCAGTCGCAGACATATGACAAACCGCAACTGCAATTACGCACCTCAAGATCTAAATTCATTCCTAGAATCTCCACCACCTAGACAGGGGTAGGCAATCCTCGCGGTTCTTAATAGCCCGGTCTCTAGCCTCTTTCAGTTGGCTGTCCGTGAACATGTACGGGGTAAGCTCAGTTCTGGTTTTAAGGTACGTAAAGACGTACGACTTGTTAGCTGACTTTTGCTGGCTGGTGTTTGCTACTACAAACAACCGCCCTAGTTTTGCTTTAGGTTTTTTCATTCGTAATGTTCCGCTGCTTTTTTTATACCCATTTCCTTGACCTTTAATCTTATCTTATCCATCTGCTTCAGACGTAGCCTGTGCATTTCTTGGCGTACTACCGGATGCCATATAGCCTTGATTGCCCCAGAGATTCCTACCTTGGAATGGTAGTTGTCTCTGGCCCATTGTACGTAGTCTTCGGTTTCTTTGGTTGTTAGTTTCATTTCAGTCATAGTATTGATCTAGATAACAAGCTCATCTTTAATGTATGGTGTTGTTGTGTAACCCTCTAAAATCTCTGCAGATTTCATTGGTATGTACCACTGTGATCCTGCTCCGTGATAGCCGTCTGAGCCACCACTTAGTATTGATTCAAGACTTAGTTTAAGGTATAACTTTTTTACTAGGTCTGAAAAAACAAACAACTTAACAGCATTGTTTTTAGCATAGTCGAGTAGCCTCTTGTCAAAACTTAGTGATTCGCTCTGCCATAAAACTGACGAAGCAAACGGAAACTCTCTTACAATGGCGTCTCCAATATGCTTTCCTACGAATGTTTTTCTGCCGTTAACCGTGGTGTAGATTGCTTTACTCTTAGGCATAGTATTCCTCCACTTTCTTTAGCACCTCCACAATATCATTCGGTATCAACTGTTCGTCAAACATACCCATTGGGGTCTTGGCCGAGGTAACCCCGTCCGTGTTAGTCTGAAAAAAGTATTCCATCTCTTCGGTCTTCTCGTTCTTGCGTACCTCGGTGAACAACACCATGAGGAACTCCTTCTCTACTGCACCTTCGTGAACTTTACCTTGGACTTTGACCCTACGGTGGGAAGACTCCCCACCTGTGATCTGCGGTATCTTCACGATGTCGTCTACTGCCGTGAAGATAATCGTAGCCTTGTCGTTCTTGATAGAGTCCAGCATGTTGCGGATAGTTCTATTGTAGAACGACCAGATATCGTAGCCCTTGAACGAGTTCGTGGCAAGCGTATTTACCTGCTCCACGTATTTAGTGAAGGATTCCACCACGATAGTCTCGCAGTTGTCTTCCTTTAAGGTTTTCTCAAGCAGCCTAGGGAAGGCGTTGGCATTCTCTACAGGAACGATGTTGAACCTGCTGGCGTTACGAAAGGGGAATCCCTTTCGTTCCAAGTCTAGGATGTAGGTAGTCTCTGGGTCTAGGTTACGCAGCGACGTACTCTTGCCGCTGCCACTATGACCCACGATTGCTATTAGTGGTTTATACATTATCTGTTTCTGTTGTTACTTCTACTTGTGTTTCTGGTTCAATGATACCAAAGAAGGTATCGAATTCTAACTGCTCCTCGCTGGGCCACTCGTTGCGTAGTAGCATAAGCCCGATGAGTCCGTAGTTTGCTATGTCCTTGAAGGTATCCTCCAGCGATTCGTGCTTGGGGGATTCCTCCTTGTCCATCAGCAAATTCGCAAGACGTTCTACCTTGTCGTACAAACGCACGCTAAGGCCTTTCGTACCGAACCGGCTGATGTTGCCCGGCCCGTAGTCTTTCTGCTTCGAGTCTAGGAGACTGACGCACTCCGCCGCTATGTACAGCGCACGCTTACCTGCTATCGTATCCAGTTGTATTTTCATTTGCTAAGTGTCCTTCCGATTAGTATGGACATATTCTGTATAGACTTGTCTATTGCGGTTAGCTTACTTCCGAGCATGTCTGCCGCTGCTAAGATCGCTGCGGTGTGGCTGGCAGAGTCAGTAGTCAGTATTCCTGTCATCTCGTTGTCCTGTAGCGTAGCTTCAAGGGTCGCATTAAGTGACTCCAAGGCTGCCGTGTATCGTAGCAAGGTAAAGTTATCCATGCCGTCTCTGTAGGCATCGTGCCTAGCCTTTAGTGTTTTTTCTGTTACTTCCATAATGTTATAGTTGGAATTGTAGTGGATCGTAGACCTTGCGGGTGTAGTCCATGTTGACTATGGACTCCCTGTCACCGGCTGAGTTTGCCGTACACAAGGGAGTAAACCCACATAGGCCAAACTTAGTCTCGCAACAGGCGAAGTTGCTAAGGAAGATATCCTCACCGTCCTGCTCTGTGTACGTGTTGAAGTATATGTCCAGCTTGCTGCGTATCCTACCCACAAGGTCGTCAATGTAAGCTTGGAACTTGGCCAGCCTGTCGTTGCTGAACTCGAATATCTCGCTGCGTTCAAACTTGTTCTTGTTAGTTCGCCCAAGGAACAGACCGTTAATCATACAGCCTACGTTGTCTTCGGGGAAAAGCTTATGCCAGATGAGGTTGTAGAACATAAGCTGCGGGGATATTTTGTAGGATGCGAAGTAGGAGGCAATGCCGTAGGCTGCCGTGGACTTGTGGTCTACGATGACAGGCCTGCCGAAGTAGGTTCCGACGAAGTCTATCGTGCCACAGAAGAGTACGTCCAGCTCCGGTGTCTGTAGGTAGGGGTAGGCGAAGCGCATCTCAAGTAGAGGGTCAGGGTCTTTGCGTACCTGTAGCCCTGTGTCCACCTTGTAGTATTGTTGGAGTAGGTTGACCAAGTGGGCTAGGTCTCGGAAGTCTTTGTCCGGTACAAGCACATCGGCGTAGTGATCTATGGCTAGGTTGGTAGCCTTCTCCTCGTCACCATCAGAGTAGTACGACTCCAAGGCCTTGTGTACTGCCGTGCCATACTCCATCTTATGGTTAGAGTTCCGCTTGCGTAGCCCTCGACACAACATATACCACAGCCTACGTTCGCACGCTGATTCCTTTATGAGTGACGCATCTATCTTTAATATAAGTTTACCCTCTTTTGTTTTTTCTAGGTTAAGTAATTCCATATGATCTCTTTAGTAGTTCTACCTTATCGAGTAGGTTTGGTTTCTCTTTCGGCACACGCTTCTTACGTGCGGTTTTAGCTTTAGATAACGTCACCTGTGGCTCGGTTAACTTTAAGTAGCAGTCGAAGTGTTGGAGTAAGTCCTCATCCGACATAGCCTCCAGCTTTTCTACGGTACAATCTAGCAGTTCTTCAATCGTCATAAAGGTCTATGATAAATAGTGCTGAGAATAGCAGGGTAAAGAATACAGAGGCTACCGTTAGTATCAACAGGGGCATTCTGTGTTTATCTTACCACGTTTAACGCACCATTGTCCGTGTCGAACTCAAAGTCTACAAGTTTTTGCTGCTCTTCCAACCACTTGGTATCCTTCGTATCAACCCTGACGTTCTCCCTGTTGAATGTATCCATCTCCTCGGCTGTCTGTAGCCAAGCGAGTAGCTCTCCCTTCCATACGGACGAGTCCGCAAACTCATACTGTAGTTCTCTAGCTTTAATTTGGTTGCGTGTGGTGTCCTTGAAGTAAATCAAGACACCAGCGTTTGTCTTGCGTAGCGCAACCTGAGTGCGTAGTTCCCCATAGATTGGCCCGTATTCCGCAGAGTTATCGACAAGAAACTTGAAGCCGTCGGTTAACTTTACATAGAGAGTGTTGACTGTGTAGCCTGTCTCCTCCGCTGTGATTACGATATCCTTCTGACCATTAAGTAACTTATCCAAGATAGGCTTTATCTTGTAAGCACTGGTCGGACTGTACGTCGAGCGAGAAACTGCAGACTTGGTTCGCATTTTACGCAAGAGTGCGGAGTGATCCTCTAGGGTTGCGGCTTTTGCGCGTATCTTATCTGTATTGTTTATATCATCCATGTGTATAAAATAGGGTAGCGTAGTGTTTCTCACGGCCATGATTAAGCCGGTTCGTACATCTCGTACGACACCATGCTACGCTACCCTTGTTTACTTAGGCCTCCTTCTCGGCGGCCATCAGTTCCTCCATGCGAGCAAGGACAGCTTTGCCCTCGTCGAATTCGCCAGCAGCAAAGTATGCCTTGGCCTTCTTGAACAGTTTGCCGGGAGTCTCCCCGCCACCTGCTTCTGGAGTCCACTTGTCTGCGTCCTCCTTGGAGTAGATCACCAAGTCAGGGTACTTCTCCGTCAACTCGGCCCGTAGCTCATCAGTCGTCTTGCCGTTAGGCTTCAACGAGTTCTTTACCGTAGACCGAATTCGTGCGCTAACCTGCTGGTTCAGCAAGCCTAGCGTTTTTGCCTCACCGTACCTAGAAACTACGTCTGCTGTAGTCTTGAACTCTGGTACATGGAACTTGAAGTCTTTCCAATCTCCCGACTGGAAATGCTCCACCTCGTATGTGGTATCTATCGTTTGCATTTTATCTCTCTGTTACTTTCGCGCAGTTAACTGTTAGCGCAAAAAATTTAATTGTTGTTAAGGGAAAATCCTTTAACATGTAGTATTAAGCAGGAAGCGTGCCAAACCCGGTTAACAGTTGAATGTTTTTTCTTAGCCTACAGGCTGTAAGCAATTTCCTTACAAGGAAAGACAAGCTTACTTTAAGTGCAAGGCTTGGGCTATAGTGGGTCTCCTTATAGCCCAAGCCGGAGCGAGTTGCACGACATGCACGAGTTGCACAGTACACATGAATTCCGTTTTTACCTATCGCTGTGTTATGTGTACCGGTAGTTATCGGTCGCCCTCCCAATGGAAGTCTAGGCTATGTGGGCCTAGGACTTTATACTGGGTTGCCAATCGGAGTAGCTCTCGGACATTGCCCCTCAGTAGGGGAGGGCGTACCCATTGGCTTGCCTTAGCCCCGGCATGGAGTAAGGCGAGGAAGTCCTCGTACTCTGCGTTGGTCAGGATATTCTTGAGGATAAGGCGGGCATCTTCCATACGCTCCCTCAACGGCTTTAGCTTTAACCTAAACGTGGCTATCCTATGGTACAGGTCATCACGGAAGTCAGAACCCAAACAGTTTGTAGCAAAGACAAACCTGCCTGTGAAGTCCGTGTCCTCGTTCTCCCCTATCCTACGAAATTTGCGGGTCTCTATCAGTCGCAACAGCATCACCTGTATCGCAGGGGTTATGTCTCCGATTTCGTCCAGAAAAAGCGTACCTTTGGAGGCAGCGACCAGCAGACCCATACGACTGCTGGTTGCCCCGCTGTAGCTTCCCTTTACATGGCCGAAGAGTTCGGCCTGTACCAAGGCGTCAGGCATAGCCGATAGATTCAAGGCTATAAACCTACCCGTGCGCCTACCGTGTAGCCTTTCCGCCACAAGTTCTTTACCCGTACCTGACTCGCCCGTGATAAGGACAGACTCAGGCCTATGGGATAGCTTGTCCGCTGCCTCTAGCACACGCAGACAGTCGGCGTCTTGGGTTATAAACTTCCCCGTGTTGTAGGCTATGTTCTGTTTCTTGAGAACCTTGAGCTGGGCTTCTAGGCTAGGCATTCTTGACCTCCTTAAACTTCTTGGTGACCAAAGTCTTGAAGGCTTTGTCTATCCCGTCTGTATCCGTAAGGCCAGAGACATCGTACCAGAATACCAGTTCGGCTTGGTCTTTCTGTATGGTAACGTCGGAGTCCTTGATCTCGCCCATGCTTATCTGTGTACCGTAGCCCCCGCTCTGGTGATAGCCGTACTGTATACGTATCTTCTCAGACTCCAGCTCTTGGAGGTGGAAGAGAAACCTACGCATCATAAACGTAGCGCACATGGCGATACACAGTCTATCGGCGTCGATCATCTCTTGGAAGTCCTTGAGCTTGACGTAGGTTATGTGAACACCACCGCTACCGCTACAGGGGAAGGTAGCTATGACCTCGCAACTGTAGCCCATGGTTTCTAGGTGGTCTACCGCCTTGTATATCAAGGCTCCCCTATGGAAGTAACACTCCTCCGGTATGCCGTTATGATTCCAACAGTTGACGTAGATGGTAAGCAGGCGTTTGCCTTGGGTTATAACGGTATCGCTTTCCTCTTCCTCTAGGAAGTGTTCGGGGCTAGCGTCAGTTGTCGCTGCCTCTATGTTTACCACACCACCTGCTATAGTGGGTACGTAGTCGGTAAGGTACTCTTCGAGTGGGGCTATGGCCTCGACGATAGCTTCGTCTACCTTTGTTTTCTCTAGCCTATCCAGACCCCAACCTCCTGCGTCAAGCAGGAAGACAGCCTCCGTCCATGACTGCGTACCGTACCAGTCGTCGTTGTCTGCATCCTTGTGGGATGCGTAGCTGTTCAGGATTTTCTTATGTTCGCTACGTACTGGGTCTTTGTCTAGGGCAGAGCGGAACTCATCCCATGAGTATATGGTTTTGGTTAAGTCTTTCATGGTTCAGAAGGGTACATCGTTGTCGTCTAGGATTTCCTTAACGTCTTTGGGTACGTCAGGTTTCGATTCTTTCTTGGACTTGTACTCATCAGAGGCCAAGTCTTTGATTTCGTGGCTGGGCTTCCGTATGTCCACACGCTTCTCGGTGTAGATTTCCAGTAGCCTACGTTTCTGCTCGCCCTTGACCGAGCGAAACACCGTAGCGTCCAAGGCTGCGAACTCATCCCACCCTGCCTTAGCCATTAGGTTTACACATTGGCGTAGGTTGCGGGTCGCAAAGATTACCCGTATCTTATGAGTCTGGGCGTAGTCTCGCATCGCTTGGAACCTATCGATGAACTTATCGAACTGACTCTGGGTTATCTTCGGCTCGTCTACGGATTTGTATAGGCCAAGTGTCCATAGCTTCTCTGCGTTAGCATCGTAAGGCCACTCGACGCAGACGAACTCGTTGAGGAGGGCTACGTCTAGGGCGTTGCGTCCTATGTATTCCCTGTCTGGCCCTAGTCCCCACGTGTTTGCAGTACACATGAGGTGGCACTTGGGGTTGACCTCCTGCATACCGTACGGCATGTAGATATGACCGGAGAGTATGCCCTTGATAATCATTAGCACGTTCGAGTTGCCGTTGTCTATCTCATCGATGACAGCTAGGCCACCCTCTTGGATTATCTTAGTGAACACACCGGGGACGTAGTTACCCGTGGCATTGTTGAAGCCTATCAGGTCATGGGTCGCTGTCTGTTTGTTGACTTGCCGTATAGCGTAGTGCTTGCAGCCTAGGGCTTTCTTGACTGCGTGGGTTACGCGAGTTTTACCGCTGCCCGTAGGCCCGATAATCATAGCGGGTTCTCCCGAACCCATCACCTCTATCAAAGGTTTCAGTTGGTAGTGCTGACCCTTGACGCTGGTGTAGTTGACTACGTTATTGCTAACGTGCTGCTTAATCTCCAAGACTACGTTCTGTTGTGTAGTCTCGGCGATTCGTGTGTCTAGCTCGCTGAACTTGGTAGCGAACTCTTCCTTGACGGAGGATAGAATCTCCTCGGTCATACCTTTTATCCAATTATTTTCTGTCATTTGTATTTTCTCCTTCCTCGTCTAACTCTTCTACGCAAAACTTCAGTATGTAATCATCTATATCTATGTGTATGTCTGTCTTAAAAGTTAGGCGTCCAAGAACAAAGCCTTTGTCCTTGTTGCCTAGGTTGCTACAGTTATCCAATGAGTAGCCCTTGATAAAACCCTTGTCCTGTAGAAAGCTCAGGATAGAGGGTACATGGCTTCTGCATGCGTGGAATAACTCCTCTTGATCTACCTGCAGTATGTAGCGGTGGTCTAATTCTATGTATTCTTTGTCCATGTTAGTAGAATAGCATGTGGCCTAGGGCAGTTCCGACTAGCCAACTTAGGACAGCCATGGCTAGCCATACCTTTGCCGGGATTGTGTTAGTCATCTTCCCTCCTTATAGAGTTGTCCTTTGGTGTTTCTAAGGACTCAAGCCATATCATTTCGAGTACCGACCAGTTAAGGTTAACCGGACATGGCTCGTCTGTGATACCCCAAGTGCCTTGGCCTGCAGTTGACTGCAAACATTCTACACTTGATAGGCGTACTAACTCTCGGCTGCTTTCGGTATACTCTATGCAATGTCTTAGGCTATTCATTTGTTTCCTCCTGTACTGTAAGGTTCTCGTCTTCTAGTTCTTGGTACTCGTTGTCGGATGCTATGTCCTGTTGTACCGTACCGTTAGTGAACACGTTGACCCAGTTTTCCTTTCGGCCTACGCTTGCGTTGATACAGTTTAGCTTAGCTTTGACTCGCTCGCATACTGTTTCCTCGATGGTGTCCTTGTACCATACGACCTCTTGGGTTGTGTCCGAGATCGAGGTGATACGGTGGCCTCGGCCTAGTGCTTGGACTAAGTCTATGGCTGACCATGTGGGTGGTATGATTATGTGTCGTGGTCTACCCTCTTTGGAGTTGTGGTGTAGAGAGATGCCTACGCCACCTGATCGCATGGTGAAGAGTAGGACATCGGACTTACCCTCTTGGAACTTGGCTCGCTCCGCCTCACGCTTGGTGGGGGACTGGCCTCCGACTATATGGGATATCCTATCCTCGGACAAGCCTTCGTTACGCAGGGCTTTGTAGGCCAGACGCATGGGATTAACAAAGTTAAACACCACGATAACCTGTCGCCCACGCTCCGCCATCTCTATCGCACGCTTAGCCATGCGTACAGCACGTACCTCTTCGGCTCCCTCGCGGAACTTTTGTATGGCAACTAGCATTTCGTTCGCGCCGAAGTTAGAGTTCCGCATCTGCTCTTCGCACTTGCGCTTGAAGGCTACGAAATAGCTATCGTAGTGTTCGCGCTCGGCTGCTGTATCGAACTCGATGAGGCGACAGCGGGTATGAGTCTTGTGCTTGTAGCGTACCTTGGGTACAAAGACAGCGTACGGTTTCATTGCGGTACGTAGCCTTTCCATGTGCGCTTGGCAGAGTTGGGTTGGCCTACCCCAGCGAGCTATGTTTTGCAGTAGTTGGGGTACGGTTTCTGTAGTGCAGGGTTCGCCGTAGTGTTCCATGCCTACGCCTTGGACTACGCTTCGCGCCTCGGATACTTTTTGGTAGGGTGTAGCCGAGATGAAGATACGCTTGACGCCTGCAGGGATAGACCACGAGAGCTGAGTCTGGGAAGAGGTGTCGTTCTTTAGGCCTTGGCACTCGTCGAAGACTACCAGCGAGGGTACACGTGTGGGCTTCCAAGCGTACACCTTGGAGTTATTGTACGGGTTCTTTGCGGACTCCCAGTAGAGGCTATTACCTAGCTTACCTCTGAATCCAGAGTACGACATAGGAAATATCTTGTGGGTTAGAGCAAACTGATTGATAACCTCTAGGGTCTGCGGGATTACTGCTGCTGGCGTAACCCATAGGATAGGCATAGGCCAGTCGGACTGTATCTTAATCAGTTCGTTGTCGAGTAGGTACTTGATGACAGGGAGTACCATGTATGTTTTGCCTAGCCCAGCGTGGGCTTGCAGTAGTATCCCTTGTTGGGATTGTAGCTTACAGGCTGCGTCGGTTGCAGCCTTGATTTGGAAGGGCATATTCTCTACCCCTGCTTCATTGACTATCTTTTCAATAGCCTGTTGAACTATGTCCGTACACTCAGGTACGGTATCTGTGTTTGTTGTTGTCATTTTTCTCTCATGGTTTGTGGTTTATACTTTCGTCTAATCTGTAGGGATGGAACTCGTGTAGACCAAGGCCTAGTTTGATAGGGCCATAGTATTGTACGCCCTCTTTCTGACGTAGCTTATGATCTGCCTCTACCAGTTCTAGTATACCATTGAGTCTTTCTCTCGTTAACTTTGTAGGCTTACCGGCAAACTCCAGTCGTAACATACGAAACTTCTGATAGTTACTGTATGTTTTGCCTATTGTGTCTAGCGTAGCTATTCTTCTACCGTGAAGGTACATATAGGTACGGCCACAGTTATCTCTGTTTTTGTGGACTACCGTGTTTCCTAGGCTGTGGATTTGTTCTTTTGTGAAGTATTCTAGGAATACGGATGCTGCTTTGTGGGTTATTTTTCTCATGGTTTGTGGTCTATGTTTTACTGTTCTATCAGTTTTAGGTGTAGGCTACCTTTTAGTTGGTGGCCTCTGTCTGTTAAACCCATTTCGTGGTCTAGCATACCAAGAGCAGAGACTAGAATTTCTCTTTCTGTCTCCGTTATGTACAAGGCATATTGTATGCTACGTACCTGATCCTCGTTTAACTTACTTGTTCTGGGATTGTAGACTATCTTTTCTCCACCGCATGATGCTCCGTTTTCGTTTTTCATTTCTTAGCCTTTGTCTTTCATTGGTCTTAAGAGTATCGGTCGAACTTTCCTGTTACCTTTTTGCCTACATAGCATACGCCATCAGAGAACATAAAGTATAAGCCTTTGATACCGTAGGTTTCGTGGTTGTCGGGATGTAGGTTTAGTTTATGAGGATGGCTAGGCGAGCTGCTTTGCCAGTCTTTATCTGCTGTAAACATAGCGTGCAGATTTCTGTGTAAGGTACGACACAGCTCACCTTCGATATCGAATAACCTATCGACTACATAGCCCTGCCTGTACGAAAAGTACTCTAGCTGGTCATCGGCATCGTAGAAGTAAACACTCTCTAGGTTAATACCGTTGTCAATTAACTCTAACATTTCTTAGCCTCCTCCTGTCTGCCTTCTAGTCTACCCTCGGCACGGGCTAAGTCTTTCTCGGCTTCTGCTAGGTAGCCTCGGAGTCGGGCTATGTCTACGCTACAATTCCATCGTTTGCTGTTAAGCAGTCCGTTGGTTAGGTCAAGCCCTGCTTGCTCTACGCGATGGGTTAGGTACTTTAGCGAGCAATCCTCGCATAGGTCTAGCGGTGCGGTTATTTTACCGCAACCGTAGCATGGTAGTTGTGGTCTAGACATTTTCTTATCCTATCTTGTTTTGTGGTTTTATCCCGTGTTGGGCTAGTTGCCTAGCGCGTTCTTCTTTTCTTGCGCTAAGTATTTTCTCGCCTTGCTTTATGGCGTAGTTACGCTTGGCCTGAGAATATGCTATCTCTAGCTCAAGGTTTACTTGCTGTATGGTTTTCATTTTCTGTGTAGTAGCCGTAGGTTACTGGCCTAGGCTAAATCTTTGAGGGCTTCGACGGCCATGGGGTAGAGGGAATCTACCGTAGCCTTTTGTGTGCGTAGGTTTAGGTTGTAGATGCTTTGGCGTGCCTTTGCAGGGCTACGCTTGAGGACTTTCTCGAAGTAGGCTATGACGGTGTCAGTCTTGTGGTCTTGCTCGTCGCGGAGTGTAGACTCTTTCGCTCGACGCTGTGCCATAACTCTCCATGCTTCGCTACACCACAAGCGTGCCGTGCCTTGGCTTAGCTTAGGCATGGATGTATCTGACCAAGTCTTCGCGTACTCTTGGCCTTGGTACTCAACGACTACGCCCTTGCACTCAGCGTGGGCTATCTTGGCTGCCTCATCTAGGCTAATCTCTACTGATTCCATACGCCCGGTGTAGTCGTCATGTATAGGATTGCCCTTGGTCAGGGCGAACTCTACCCAAACCTGACATAGGCTAGGGTCTTCGAGGAGGTAGGCTAAGTGATTTTTCATAGTTAAAAGAAAAAGTATACCATACTTTCCTTAAAAAGCGAGCATAATCTACGGTTACCTTTATACTCTAACTGTTGGGAGAGTGTGCTTTACTTACTGGATTTAATGTACTTAGTAAATGTTTGGGAGCTATGGTAGGTTATAGAATTATAGAAAGATTGTAAAAGTATCATCGGGGGTAGGCATAAAAAAACTCCCCGCCACATTGGGCGGGGAGTGTAGACTTGGGGCAAGGGATTATTTGCCTATGTTGGCCATCATGTAGGATTGCAGGGCATCTTGGGCCTTGACGTATTCCTTTGAGCCTTTGCCGTGCTCGTCTTCAGCCTTAGCGATTGCCAGCATTAACTCGTCGCCGGTAGCTTTCTGAGTCTCAAGCGCACCATTGCGGGCCTTAAGTTCGCTAGTAGCGGCTGCCTTCTCCGGCCTTTTGTGCCAACCGTTAGCCCGCTTGAGTAGCGCGGCTGAGTTGGCTTCCGGGTCGAGGCTATCAACCTTTGACTCGTAATGCTTGATTAAGATATCAAGTAACTCTTCGTCAACTGTTGACTCGTCGCCTTCACCGGGCCGGGCAACCTGACCACCTTGGAAGGCTGCAAAAGCCGCTAAGTCAACTCCCGGCAAAGGCTTGCCATCGGTGTCGCTGAGCCTTAAAGCCTCATTGCCTAGACGGTTCTCAACAACAGAGAACAAGGACACGAACGTTTCCACATGTACTGTACTTTTCATTTTTTTGAAGTCTATGGCAGTAGACGCCACGCGAACGGGGGCCACGCATCGCGCATGGCTTGTCTCCGCCGCCGTTGTCAAATCTACCATAGGCGTCTAGCTTACTCCCGATTTGCGGGATGCGTCAACATGTATTTTCAATTCCTAAGTTTGTAATTTGAGGGGTAACTGTTGGTTATTGTTGACTAATAAATTAGTCAACGGGAAAAAGCGCGGGAGAGGGGAAGAGGCTCGTACGCGTATTTATATATATATATTTATATTATCATTATAGATATAGAAACCTTTAATCCCTCGCAACCCTCTTTTCCTTTTTTGTGTTGACTAACTTATTAGTCAACTATAATTAACAGTCAGCGTTCCGGCCTATCGTAGGTATACTTTACGGCGTAGACTATCATTGATACCGTGGGTAGTGGTTACAGATATACGTAGAGTACGTAATCCAGAGGGGAGGCCCAGAAGAAGATCGCTTACAGAACTATGACCCTCTCTGGCAAAATGACAAAAAATACAACCTAGGCTAACAGTTAAAAAATACCTTTACCAGTAGGCGGGTTTGGCATCAAATGTGCTTTAGTCGGTGTGGTTATGGATAATACCAAAGTTAGGTTTGAGGGGTTCTCTAAGAGAGCCGAGGAGATTTGTCGGGGTACGTCCTTGATGAGGTACTACTTTAGGAGGCAGCAATGGGAAAAAAGCTAGTACGGCAGTTTAAGCCGCATAAGGCTCCGGCAGGGGTTAGGGGCTACCGGCCTCAAGCGATTGCAGAACATCCCCCAGCAGCCATAGTGGACTACGGAGTACCCTCCATAGACCACGGGCTGCCGCAGAGGCCGCCTACACCCCCTGTAGCACCTACACCCCCTGTAGTCGATTTAAGAGGGCTACCCGAAATTCCCATGCTTGTCCCGTATCCCCCAACAACGGCCCAGATTCCCAGAACTATGGGTACTCCAGCACTACCCCCTGACTGGTATCCAGAAACACCCAACCGAATCTGGACTCCCCAACCTCAGCCAACAACAAGCCCAAGGCTACGTCGAAACACGGGCGAGGGAGACCTCCCCATAAACATACCCTCTGTCAACCTACCCACCACAACTACAACCCCACAAAGACCCTATCCACCTTATACACAACCAAACGTGGGCGTTGATACAACAGCCGAAAGCTACAACCTCCCCCCACAGCAACAGACAATCTACGAAAGACCCACCACAATAGACTACGGCCCAATAACAACCCCCATAGCTCGCCCCATACAAGAAGACGTAGGCTACATTGAACCCCAGCAATCTTACCCTATTACACCCGGCCCCCAAATAACCGCTACTGAACAAGCCTTCTACGAACCCCAACCCGTCGAAAGCGCATACGCCTACCCTATCCAAGTAGACTACCCCCAACCCCAACCTCTACCCCCCGACTTAAACCCCGACTTAAACCCCGACGAGATAACAAGCCTAATAGACACCCTCATACCTGAACAGCAGGAAACCAAAACTATCAACTTCCCGCAAGAAGGCCCACAATGGGTAGAAGACCCCCAAGCTTTGGCAGCACAAGAAGCCATAGATCAAGCAGGCTTCGACCAAACTGACCCCTCTATCTATCAGTCACAACCCACAATAGACGAAATCCCCGAACTAACCTACAACCAACCACAACAACAAGACCCCTTCGTCATAGACTATGGCCCAACCTACGGAGACCCTGTCGTACAAGAAACCACTCAAGCACCCTACTTACCACCAGTAGAACAGTCCATACAGGAGCTACCCGTAACTCAACCTCCAGAAGTGGGTATGCCGGAAATCCCGGTAGAAAAAATCGTAGATGAAACAGATGATACAGTAGCGGGTATGTACTACCAAACCCCAGATGTGGAGAATTTATCACCCGGCGGAGGTGTACAGGCTGGGGGCAACCTTTCTTGGGAAGACCTTCAATACAAAAACGCCCAAGAAAGTACAGGAATAAACGAAAAGTTCGCTATTCCCGGTGGCCCAGTCGAAAGAGACCCCGAAGGTGCAGCAGCTATCGCAGAAGCTTTAGAAGATGACACAGCTACCGACGCCACTATCCCAGCTAAAACAATCACACCAGAAGGCGTAGTCGTAGACGACTCTGGCAAAACTTACACCGTAGACACAGAAGCAGGCGTAGACATCGAACAGCTTCCAGAAACCCCGTTTGCTGGTGAAGTTGCAGAAGGCCCGATGGTTGACCCTACGGAAGCTACAGACCCAAAACCCTTTACACCGGAAATCGCTGATCCGCCTGCGCCAACAGAAGGTGTAGACATAACGGCGCAGGTTGACCCGGCGTTAACTACCGCCAGCACCGGAGGCCGTAAATGGTTACACACAGGCCCATCAGACTTTGCAGAAACACTCCATCAGTTCAAAATAAACAGAGGCTCGTCTGGGCCACCTATCGTAACCGATACCCCTGCTGTATCTGGCCCTGTAGTCAACAGAGAGACCGGTGAAATAACAAGGGAACCCCTCACATGGCATCAGTTTAATCCAGCAGGTGGTTCGGTAAGCCCTTACACCGAGGGTATAAACACAGGTACAGAAACAGGCGCGAAAGGCCCGCCAGATGTAACGGGTGTATCAGCTACTTCCGGTACTGGAAGAGGTGGAGAGGGTAGAACTCCGTTTCAGACCTTCCTTGAAAACCAAGATAACGCAGGTGAACTAATACCCGGTGGCTTGAACCTTGATATGGCCTCATTAAAAGGTCAGGCTGGTATAAATCAACTGCGGTCTGAAATGACCGCAAAAGACTTTGAAGGTATAGACTCCTTTGAAGGCCTTGGAAACTTCTTTAACCTAAAACCAGCTTTCCAAGGATTTGGAGAAAGTATAGCAGGCGCAATTCAAGAGTTAACCGGCATGGAAGCTGGAGACCTTAAAGGGCCGGGGCTATGGGATACTCTTAATACTCCAATACCTGCGTTCTCCACAGGTGAATTTGGCATCACACCACTTGACATCATTACTGTAATAGCTTCCGGTACGGTTGCAATCGGCCCTATCCTAGTGAAAAAGTTTATGGATTCGCTGATGCAACCCTTTGAAGCTGCGGTAACTGACGGCTTAAAGGGGGTCTTCAATACCGTGTTCAAACGCGGTGGCGAAAACTACAACAAACAGCCAGTATCCCAAGAAAACATTAACGCCGCTGATCTTGAGGTTTTAGCTGAAGAACTCGGTATAGACAAGCCTTCCGGTATGATAGAGGCGGGTACTTACTACGGTGCAGATGGCACTGTAATAGCTAGAAACATGAAGCCATTAGATTTTGGTTTGAACACCGTAGACGGTGCAAACTCCTTCAAGGATGTGTTACATGCTGTAGGGGCTAAAGCTGACCCCGGTTACACCAGCATTAAATACAACACACAAACAGGTCAGGTAGATGTTGTCCACGCTGATGGTAGTGTTACTGAAAATGCCAGTCATATTACTGTAGACAGCGAAGGGAACATGCAGCAAGGTACGGGCAACAGTAAGAAAACCAAGAAGGTTAACTGGGGTGTTAAAGTTATTGGTGTTAATGCTATAGATACTGTTGCTCCCCGCAAAGACAAAGGTAAGGGCAAAGGCAAAGGCAAAGGTGGGTCTATCTGGGACTGGATTAAAGATAAGTTACCCGGCAAGGACGATGATGAAGAGGAAGATACTAAACCCCCCGCAGGTCGCTAGACTATATAAGTGAAAAACCATGACCTTCAAGCAATAGCCCTCGTACGCCAAGGGGTAAACCCTGCAAAGGTTGCCGAAATCCTTGAGCGAGAGGACGAGACTGCCTTCAGGGTAACCTTCGACTCAAACTTCAAAGGCACTCTACAACGTGCAAACGGCAAGCACGAAAAAGACTTAGAGTACAAGGCAGAAGAACCTGAGTTCGACTTCAACGAAGAGGTAGACAAACTCCTCCCCTTAGCGTTCCAAACTGCCAGAGAACTTATGGAGTATGGTGAAAACGAAGCTGTACGCGCTGGCCTTTTCAAATGGTTCGGAGACCAGAAGAGCGACAAGAACAACAAGGGCATCTCCTTCAACGTCAACGACTTAAACCTCCGCCTAGAGACGGCCCAAAAACGCGCCGAAGAAAGCTTCATAACCGTTGACAGCTACTAAACAGGAAAACAGCCTCAAGTTTAAGTCTCCGCTGGAGCTGGTCTCTTTCGTGGATGACGAAGTCCTTGACGGTTCGATGAAGCTTCACAAATGGCAGGCGCAGATCATGTTGGACTTTGCCGATCCAAGTACAGATAAAGACCCCTTCCGCTCGGTGGTACGTGCAGCCAACGGCTCAGGCAAAGACAAATACATTATAGCTCCCTGCGCCGTGTGGTTAGGCACAGTCTATGACGACTCTCTCTGTATCATAACCTCTGCCTCCGGTAACCAGCTAGATCGCCAAACAGATCGGTATATCCAGCAGCTACTAAATGGAATCAATCGGATTTTTGATAAGCAGATATGGAAGCTGAACTACAGGCACTATACGAATTTGCTGAATGGCTCAACGATAGAACTCTTTGCTACTGATGAGCCGGGTAGGGCAGAGGGTTGGCATCCCGCCACAGCCAACGGTCAGTTTGGGATATTTGTCTCAGAGGCCAAGTCAATCGCAGATGACATCTTCACAGCCTTGGCTCGTTGTACAGGCTTCACCAAGCGTGTGGACGTTAGCTCTCCCGGTCTTCCCGATGGTCACTTCTACAATGCCTGTGTCGGTAACAAGTGGAAGCAATACCACGTGACGGCCTTTGACTGTCCGCATTTGAGCGAAGAATACATAGACGACATCAAGAGTGCTTACGGAGAAAACTCCACTCTCTACCGCTCCATGATCCTAGCCGACTTCGGCGGTCTCGAAGAACAAGTCGTTATAAACTTCCAGCAGCTCGTAGACCTAGATAACGTGGAGGTAGATCGCCTAGAGTCCGAGTACAACATCGCAGGTCTCGATCTCTCAGCAGGTGGTGACGAGCAAGTTCTAGCAATTCGCAACGGCAATGAACTCATAGCCCTTGAAAGCTTTAAGTTTACGGATACTGTGGTTCTTATAGAGCATCTGGAAAAACTCTTCTACAAGTATGGCCTAGATAACCAAGATGCCATAATCTACGGTGATGCCGGTGGTCTTGGCAAGCCCATCCTCGACACACTAAGGGCAAACAACTGGCCGGTTAAGTACGTACTCAATCAGGCTAAGCCTCGAAATGAGCTGGCCTACCTTAACCGAGGGGCGGAAACGTGGTTTAATATGGCCAAGCTTATTGAGAACAAAGAGATCATTGTCCCTAAGTATACGACCTTACGTAAGCAACTTGCCTCTCGGTACTACATGGTAACCCCTCAGAACAAGTTACAGCTTGAGAGTAAGAAGGTAGCCAAGGCTAAAGGTCGGAACTCTCCTGACCATGCGGACGCTTTTGTGCTTGCTTTTTGTGACTACGCCCCTACAAAAAAGCGGGGTCAGCGTGTCAAGTACAAGCTAAACAAGTGCGAGCTAAAGCAAGAAAGCAAGGTTTTCACGCTAACACAGGCTCGAAGAAGCCAGCGGTTACGCCACATGCTTCCCAAGCGTGACCCTATGGCACAGGAATTTTTAATGGAAGAAATTAAGGCGTTACGGTAATGACTAAGACGACATACGACTACATGGATTATGATGATGCGGCGAAGGAAATTCATCGCCTTAACAGTCATCTACAAGGACAGACCACAAAGGCGGACGAACATCGTTTGTTGAGACATCCTACGATAGATATGGATGCTGAGCAGCGTAGTGGGCATCTGGCCCCTGACGAGCTTTATATTCCGATACACCTTGTGGACATGAACATACGCAGGGAGCAGGCGCGTTACGTGTCGTACATCAGTTCGTCACGACGGGTGGCCATCTTCAAGAGCTTGAACGACGTTGCGTTTGATTCGACTGTTATAGAGGAAGACTTCACTGATAAGGCTCGGTATCCCGGTTGGCAAACCTCCATCTTCAGGATTATAGACTCTATGCAGTTGCATGGTTATGGGGTAGCAGAGGTTTCCCTCGATGTAACCAAGCCGGGACACTTTGCGGTAAGTGACGTAAACTTTGAAGACCTTGGGCTACCCGAAGACGCCAGAGACATCCAAGCCTGTGAAATGATCGTACACCGGCATCATTTCACAGACCTCCAACTTCGTAGGATGGCGGAATCAGACGACTTCAACAAGGAACAGATGAAGAGCCTAGACTTTGCGAGTCTTGCAGAGAACTACTCGCTGATGGAAGTCCAAAAGGTTTTGTTCAAAAAGGACAATCTGGTCTACGTAGGTTGGACATGTTTAGATCGTTGTGACGATTGGATACGCAAACCTCGTCCATTGTTTTTGGGTAAGAAAGAGCAGGGTGAAGACCTCTACGAGACTCAGTACCCTTACGTTATATTTTCCTACAACATCAACGAGGACACTACGATATCGTTGTTGAAGGGTCGTGCGGAGATTGACGAATACGCACAGGAGTCGGCAACGTCTCTTCTCTCGTCGTTTGTTACGGCACATCGTAGGGCTTCTGGTTTGTACTTCGCCAAGGACAGCAACGACCCGAACAACACGAACATCCAGACGAGTGTGTTCTTCACACCGAATGCGCTTATTGATGCAAACGTAAAGCAGTTTCAGCTAACGCCACCGGACTCTTCCATCATGGGGGCTATCCAGACTATCTTGGGTCAGAACATGCAGGAAACCTCCCAAGTGAACTACGCTGCAATGAACCGCAAAGATAGCCGTAAGACCGCCACGGAAGTTCAAGCAGCCACCTCTGAAGCCCAGTCTCTCTCTGCCTCACAAGTCGCACTCTTTAGTATAGCACTCAAGAAAGTTTACTCGCAATGCTGGAACATATACAGGTCAAGAATACTCGCCGGTTTAATACAGCCAACAATACCAACCGGCTTTTTTACAGACCACGAATACGCAGTCAGACCGGCAGGAGACACGGACGTAATAGAACGGCAGGAAAAGATAAACAAAATGATGCAGGCTTGGCCTGTGGTGCAACAAACGGGGGCAGCCTCCCTCTTTCTTAAACGCTTCGTCTCGATGTTGTTTCCAGAGGATGGCCAAGCTTACGTACAAGCTATCCAAGACGACAACACAAAGACTCAACTCCTTATGCAGCTAAACACAATACTGCAGGCGTTGATTGTAGACCCAGAAACGGGCCAGCTTACCGAAGAGGCCCAACCCCACGAACAGCAACTAACACAGATAATGCAGCAGGTGCAGCAAGTATTAAACCCCGGTGGACAGCAACAGCAACAACCAGCAGGCTGAGTTAGCCTATCTACAATGGCGTGACTCCGTATGTACGCAGCTACTCAAGCAGAGGCTTGGTGAGTACAAGGAGCAGATTCTCAATGAGATTAAGTTTAAGTCTGTGGACGCAGCCTCCCCAGACAACATTATACGATACAGGGCTGCACAGTTAAAAACAGTAGACGATATATTGGATACAATAAATGAGCGCGGAAACATTATTCGAACAGAAAGTAACAGTCCAAGACCCACGGGCAGGGACGTCAACAGAAGTCGGGCAAGAGGAATCGGACTCCGCTGAGTCAACAGAAGAGAGTCAGTTGGATATGTTTGGCGACATATTCGACGGTGATCTTGTTGAGGACGACGCAGAGGGTGGTGAGACACAGGATGTCCCACCTGACGATGATGGCGAACAGACTCCCCTACCGGAAGGTGAGTTGGCTGAAGACCGCGAGGAAGTCCTAGAGCAGCCCCAGACAAAGGCGGAATCTAGGAACTACGAAGACTTCGACGAGTCTGAGCGGCCCTTACTCAAGCAAATGTCTAACGCGGCCTTTGAGAAATACTCAAAGAATCGTAATGAGATGGTCGAGGCCAAGCAACAACTGGAAGAACTACGTACAAAGACTCCCGACTCCAAGCTGCCCGAAAGCTTCCACGAACACCCCGAAGCCTACACTCTCTCACCAGAGTATCGTGAGGCCGCTAACAACTACAGCAAGGCCCAGACTGAGTACGCACATTGGAAACAGCAGCTAATCAACGTGCGTAATGGAGAGCCTTGGCAGGGTATAGACGGCTATAACGCAGACGGGCAGATGGTTGCGGGCAAGCAGGCGTTCAAGGCTACGCAGTCCTCGGAAATCGACATAGAGTCTGCGCTGCAGGAGGCCAAGAACTTTATGAATCAGTTCGGCCAGCAGGCTTCTCACATACAGGACAACTACTCTAAGATTTACAGCGAAGCAGACAGCATGTTGTCCTCAGAGCAGAAGAAGCACTTTGCGTGGGAGGAGGACTCTGACCGATTGAAGACTGCGGTTGAGACTCCCGGCGGAAAATCGTCTACGATAGGCGATTTGAAGCAAGGTTTTTTCGACGCTATGCCGGGAAATTTCCAGAAGCATCCCGTAACTAACTTAGCCTCAAACCTTTACGTGACACTACAACTTTATGCCTCTGAGCTAGGAAAGTTGAAAAAACAGCTTGACATATCAGAGACAAACAAGAAAGATTCTCGTCGAGTCGAACCGCGTTCGGGAAGAAGGTCAGAGTCAGCTAGTTCTGATGATGAAGTCTTTTTAGCGGACGATTTCGAGAAGCTACTAGGGTAAGGGCATACCACTGCTACTATGTGCGAAGGGCATCGCGGCGTAAGGAGATGCGTTCTAGAATCTCCAAAACTGGAGTCTACGGACTCTTTAACTTAAATATAATATAACAT